AACAAGAACAAACAATGCAGTAACTGAAAAAGTTAATGCAGGTGCGCTATCTGTAAATATGTTTGAAGCAGATGCAAACCAAGGAGTGGATAATCTAACTCAAGAAGATTTAGCATTACCATTTTTAAAAATACTAGGACAACTATCTCCAGAAGTTAATAAAAGAGATGGTAAATATGTTGAAGGTGCAGAACCTGGCATGATTTACAATTCTGTAACAGGAGAGTTGTTTGATGGAGAAAAAGGAATCGACGTTGTTCCTTGTCATTATAAATGTGAATACATTGAATGGCAAGATAGAGGCGAAGGTTCTGGTGCTCCAGTAGGAATTCATCCTTCTTCTAGTGATATACTATCTCAAACAAAAAGAGACGCATCTTATAAAGATAGATTACCAAATGGTAATTATATTGAAAAGACTGCGAGTCATTTTATAGTTGTCTTAGGTAAAAGTCCATCTACAGCTTTAATTGCCATGAAATCAACGCAATTAAAGATTAGTAGAAAATGGAATAGTATGATGGCAAGTATTAAAATGAAAGGCAAAAACGGAATGTTCACACCAGCGTTTTTTAGTCATGTCTATAAGTTGAAAACAACTCAGATGTCTAATGACAAAGGAACATGGTTTGGATGGGAAGTTAGTAAAGTTGGTCCAGTACAAGATGCTGCGATATATCAACAAGCTAAATCTTTTGCTGAAGGTGTATCAAAAGGCGATGTTAAAGTTAAGCATGGTGAGAGTACAGAAAGTACTAAATCAGAAGCTTCACCTTACTAAGTTACCTTACAATCGTGGGCGAGAAATCGCCCACACAAACTAGAGACAGTTGATGGATAATAAAGAAAGAAAATTTATAGAAATATTTACAGGGTTATCTAGGGATTTTGGTACTGCTGATTTAAGTAAATTACAAATAGACCCTAGTACAGGAAAAGCTAAACCAGTATATGGTTGGGCTCATTCACCAATTAAAGATCAAGATTATTTAGATCATTTGAATGGTAAACAATCAATAGGAATACAACCATGCGATGACAAAGGTTTAGCAAGATTTGGTGCTATAGATATAGATGACAAACAACATAGTTATTCTAATTTTCCTTACAAAAAATACTTAGATATTATTGCTGAACATAAACTACCAATCGTTCCAGTAAAATCTAAGTCAGGAGGTTTACATTTATATCTATTTACCAAAGAACCTATTAGAGCAGTTGCGATTAGAAATTTTCTAGAAGGTTTATTGTTTACATTAAAACTTCCAACAAATATTGAAATTTATCCTAAACAAACTGAATTAGGTAAAGACTCGGAAGGTAAATGGAACATGGGTCAGTATATAAATTTACCTTACTATAATAAAACTGAAAGAGTGGGTTTTAATTTAGATGGTACAACATTTACTTTTGATCAATTTGTACAGGTTGCTGAGTCTAATACATATAGTGCAGATGAATTGGAGGAGTTTACAATTGAACATACCAAATCTTTATTAAATGGTGGTGGAGAAGAATTTAACGATGGACCACCATGTCTTGCAATATTAACTAAAAATAAATTAAGAGATGGTAGAGATAGATTCTTATATAACTACATGGTGTTTGCTAAAAAGAAATACCCAGACGACTGGGAGAAAATGGTTATTGCAGCACCAGGTAAGTATTTTGAACCCGGAGCAAATGGTGTTATTGATTGGACTGAAACAAAAACAAAACAAAAATTAAAATCTTGGGGTAAAGAAACTAAAGGACATACTTGTAATGAAGATCCAATACAACCAGTTTGTATGAAAGCAGAATGTAGAAAAAGAACATTTGGATATTTGTCAGATAAAAAAAGAGTATTCCCATCACTATCAGGATTACAAAAAATAACTTATGCTGAACCACAATACACATTCAATGTGACTTTATCAGATGGCCAAACTACAAAAGAAGTTAGAGCAAAAAATATAAAACAAATAATAGAACTAGATAATATAAGAGCAATCATTGGTGCAGCGGCTGATATGATTCCACCAAAAATAAAACAAAATGAGTTTCAAGATATACTGGATACTTTATTTCCACCTAAATTAACAACACCCCCACCTAAAGGTACCTCAGATGAAGAGTTATTGGAAGAGTATCTATCTAAATATTTACATGGACCTAAAGCAGGAACTTATGCAGCATTTAAAACAGGCGCTGTATTAATAGAAGGTAGCCTTGCATATTTTGTTTATTCAAGTTTTTTTGATTCCTTAAAAAATAAAGAATGGAAGATGGATAGAAAAATAACTGCTGAGCAAATGACAAAATTATTTGATGCAAAGTTTGGTGTAAGTAAAAGATTTCCAAAGAAAGAAGGTGATACCAATTCTTATAATCCAATTAATGTGACTATGATATCATTAGATAAATTTCCAGAACTATTATCTGATGAGCAACCAAAACCTGAGATAGTAAAAACTAAAACTAAGGAGCAGATATTCTAATGATTAAAAAAATATTTGGTCCTCCAGGTACAGGTAAAACAACTACACTTTTAAATTTAGTTGATGAATACATTAAAAAAGGAACAGACCTAAATAGAATAGGTTATTTTGCTTTTACTAGAAAAGCAGCTAATGAAGCTAGAGATAGAATGTTAGAAAGAAATCCTCAATTAGATAAAAGAGATCTAAAATACTTTCAAACATTACATTCATTTGCTTTTCATACATTAGGTATGAGTGAAGAATCTGTATTACAACCAGTTCACTATGAACAAATTGGTAAAGAATTAAATTTAAGAGTTACAGACAATGGAGATGAATCTGGTTATTTAAATTTTAATAGTGAGTATTTTAAATTGATTAACAAATCAAAAGTAAAAAACATATCTCCCGAAGAAGAATTTAATACCAATGAGTGGAGTAATGAAATTGACTATGAAACCCTAGGACATATTTATTTAAATTACAATCATTTTAAAGGTGACAATCTTTACGATTTTAATGACATGATTACAAAGTTTGTAAATGAAAAAGAAAAATGTAAAGAGTTTGATGTAGTATTTATTGATGAAGCTCAAGATTTATCTCCAATACAATGGATGATGTTTGATGTATTAAAAGAAAAATCAAAAGATATTTATCTAGCTGGTGATGATGATCAAGCTATTTTTGCCTGGGCTGGAGCTGATGTTAAAAGATTTTTAAATGAACCTGCAGAAGAAGTAGTATTACCTTATTCAAATCGTGTACCTAAAAATATACAAGAATTATCTAATGTTATTGTTAGTAGAATAGAAACAAGAAAAGAAAAAAAATATTTTGCAAAAAAAGGATCGCCAGGAAACGTGGAATTTATTTATAACATTGAACACATTGATTTAACAAAAAACAATTGGTTGATACTAACAAGAACTACTTATAGATCTGATGAAATATCAAAACAATTAAGGTCTAATAATTTATATTTTAAAGATAGGTATGGTAAAAGTTACAACACAAGACTCTACAAGGCGATATTAAATTTTAATGAATTATGTAAAGGTAAGACAATAACGTTAGCTGACGCAAGAGAAATACATGAGTATTTACCCGACAACCCATTTTTTAAAATAAAGGATAATAAAACACATTATAGTATGGATGATTTTGGTTATGGCAAAGATGCTCTTTGGTATGATTTGTTTACAAGAGCTGACCAAGATGAATGTTTTTATATAAGAACAATGTTGTCTAATGGAGATAAATTATCCAACCTACCTCGAATAGAAGTTTCAACTATTCATGCAGCAAAGGGTGGTGAGTGTGACAATGTAATTTTAGTTTTAGATAATGCTAGAAAAATTAGACAGTCTGTAGAAAATAATATTGAAAAAGCAGACGAAGAACACAGAGTTTGGTATGTTGGTTCGACTAGAGCCAAAGAAAACCTATACTTATTAAAACCAAAGAAGGAACGATATGGTTATTCTTTGTAGTTTTATACAGAACGGGATAGAAGGGTTGTCTAACTGGAGAGTGGCAGCTTCGGGTCTTAACAGACAGAGTTGGTTCGGGGACCTTCAACTCCCAAATATTTTATCATCCCTGTTAAATCAACAACTGCCACAATATAAAGGAGAAAAATATGACTAATAAAGATATCTTTAACGAAGCGTTTCCACAAGATAAGCAGATAGGCGGGAGCCACTACAAAGACTTTCACATACAGCCGTATGAATTTATTTCTAAGAATGACCTTTCCTTTTTCCAGGGAAACGTTATAAAGTATGTGTGTCGTTATAAAAATAAAAATGGCATACAAGATTTAGAAAAAATAATTCATTACTGTGAATTAGAAATTAAAAAAATGAAAGATACGGATGGCAAAAGAAAAAGGTAAAAAATACGACGGTGTATCAAGACCGACTAACGATGTTTATAAAAAACGTTGGGAGGAAATTTTTGGTAAAAAGCAACAAGAAGAATTAGATAAAGAAGATCAAGAATATCTAGATTCATTAAAGGAAAAAATATAATGAAAGTACCTATATTTACAGCACAAACAGAATGGATTGAACCGGAAGAGTTTCCAGATCTAAGACAATATGATGAAATTGCAGTTGACTTAGAAACAAGAGATCCTGATTTAAAAACTAAAGGATCTGGTTCTGTTATTGGTAATGGTGAAGTTGTAGGTATTGCTGTAGCTGTAGCTGGTAGAAAATTTTATTTTCCAATTGCTCATGGATCAGGAAGCAACATGGATAGAAAAAAAGTATTGAAATGGTTTTCGGATACCATGGCAACTTCTTCTATAAAAATATTTCACAATGCAATGTATGATGTATGTTGGATACGTAATTTAGGTATAAAAATCAATGGTTTAATAGTAGATACCATGATTGCAGCTAGTCTTATAGATGAGAATAGATTTGCATATAGTTTAAATGCATTGTCCTGGGAATATTTAGGTCATGGTAAAAATGAAGCTGCATTAAATGAAGAAGCAAAATCTAGAGGATTAGATCCTAAAGCTGAAATGTGGAAGTTACCACCAATGTATGTTGGAGCTTATGCTGAAAAAGATGCTGAACTAACTTTAGAGTTGTGGCAAAAATTTAAAACAGAAATAATAAATCAAGATATAGAATCTATTTTTAATTTAGAAACAGATTTGTTTCCTTGTCTAGTTGATATGAGATTTAAAGGAGTAAGAGTAGATGGAGAACGGGCTCTATCATTAAAAACACAATTACTGCAGCAAGAAGAAAAGTTATTGCATGAAGTAAAAACTGAAACAGGAATAGATCCTCAAATTTGGGCGGCAAGAAGTATTGCAAAAGTTTTTGATAAACTTGGTTTAGAGTATTCAAGAACCGAAAAATCACAGGCACCATCCTTTACTAAAAATTTTCTTTCTGAACATGCTCATCCTTTGGTTCAGAAAATAGCACAAGCTAGAGAAATTAACAAGGCACATACTACATTTATTGATACTATTTTAAGATTCGAACACAAAGGTAGAATTCACGCTGATATAAATCAGATAAGATCCGATGCTGGTGGAACTGTAACAGGAAGGTTTAGTTATTCTAATCCTAATTTACAGCAACTGCCAGCAAGGAATAAGGACCTTGGACCAATGATAAGATCTTTATTTTTACCAGAAGAAAATTGTACATGGGGTTGTTTTGATTACTCACAACAAGAACCAAGATTGGTTGTTCACTATGCAGCTCTACATAAATTTCCATCTGTATATGATGTTGTTGATGCATACAACGATAATACAAATACAGACTTTCACCAAACAGTAGCAGAAATGGCTGACATACCTAGATCACAAGCCAAAACAATTAACCTAGGTTTATTTTATGGTATGGGTAAAACTAAATTACAAGCAGAACTTGGAGTAACAAAAGAAAAATCCGATGAACTATTTAATCAGTATCATGCAAAAGTTCCATTTGTTAAACATTTAATGAATAGCGCATCTAATAGAGCTCAAGCTCAGGGTCAAATAAGAACATTACTTGGTAGGTTATGTAGGTTTCATTTATGGGAGCCTAATATGTTTGGTATGCACAAAGCAATGAGTCATGAAGATGCACTCAAGGAACATGGACCAGGGATTAAAAGAGCTTATACATACAAAGCATTAAACAAATTAATTCAAGGTAGTGCAGCTGACATGACTAAAAAAGCAATGGTGGATTTATATAAAGAAGGAATTGTAGCACATATACAAATTCATGATGAATTAGATTTATCTGTAGAATCAAAAGAACATGCGGATAAAATTATTGAAATTATGGAAAATGCTGTTAAACTTGAAGTACCAAACAAAGTAGATTATGAATCCGGTGAAAACTGGGGAGATATATATGGATGATGACAATATAAGGATAAAAATATGGCCTATCTTAACGCAAACATACCACCTATTTACTGCAAAATTAGGACCGAGTATCTCTATGATATGGACATGGATAAAAAAGGTGAGCAAGACTGCGTTGTCTTTGGTTTGGTCTCTATTTCAGGTCGCGCTCTCTTATTTAATATCATGCTTCCCAACGGCGCATGCTTTTGGCGTCTGCCTATATCAGCGTTTTTTCAAAAAGAGTTTTCCAGAGCCAATGTGCCGGATATGCAGGCGAACGAATTACAGTTGTGGAACTGTTTTAGTTACTGGCCTAGTGTCCATTGCTTTGATTGGTTGGCTGGTATAGATGGTAAATATCTAGGAAAAGATAAAAAATTTTATCATGGACAGTATTTATTTACTATTGACTGGGCTCATCCAGAGACTAATATACTCAATACAGAGCATTCTGAAATTCCTCAAGAACATAAGTGTGCACACATACTGGCTCTTACTAACGGGAATTATGCAGCTCAGC